TTAAGAAATTAAGTTAGAAAGGGCGTCTTTGTATAAAGTTCTTACTTTTGTAGAGGCGTCCTTTTTCATTTTATTTGTTACGTGAGTATAAATTTTCATAGTTGTTTTCATATCCTCGTGACCTACTTTTTCCATAATAGTTGCCAAATCGATTCCGGCCTCAGTCATCATACTAATATGGGTATGCCTAAAAATGTGAGGGGTAGCTTTTTTAGTAATATTGGTATATTCAAGTAATCGGTTCATCCTGGTAATAATATTTTTCTGGATAAATGGATAACCGTTAGGTCTGCTAAACACAAAACTTCCATCGTGGTACTCTTCTAATTCATGCCTATATTTCATCTTGGTTTTACTTTGCCTTCTGTAGTGAGATTTTAATAAATTTATAATCTCTTCTTCTACATTTATTGTTCGAATGCTTCCTTCTGTCTTAGGCGGTGTTAATTGGTATTTTTTCATGTTGTTATTTTCGTTATAAAGCGTCTTTGTAATTCTGATTTCATTACTTTTAAAGTTAATATCTGTCCATTTTAAAGCAAGTAATTCTCCTGAACGCATTCCAGAAAACGCCAATAGATAAAATCTTTCAAGATCTAAATCCAATCCATGTTCACGTACAGCTTTAAGAAAATCATCAAGTTCTTTACGTTCCAAGTATTTAGTTTCAATTGGATCTTTTTCAATTTCTTCAACTGTTTTTCTTTTTTTAGGAACAACTACCCCGTTTTGAGGGTTATCTTTTATTAATTTATCTTTGATTGCTTGTCTGAATATCATTCCAGCTGTCGTATTTACCCCTTGCACGGTTGTCCTAGCATAATTAGGAGCAATATCATTTAACAGTCTTTGATATTGAGCGTGTGTTACATGAGCTATAGGAGTTTTGGCAATGTGCTTCTTTAAAATTTTTATTTCCTTTTCTCTAATGCGGATTGTGCTACGTTTAACACCTGTTAGTGTATAAACTTCTAACCAATGTTTCGCTGCCATTTCAAATGTGATTTTCTTCCCCATGCTTTGATCAATATTATCTTCCTCAAGTGATCTAATAGCGTCTAAAACACGCTTTTTTGCTTCTTTTTGTGTTTTTCCTCTCCTTACAATTTGTCGTCTTTTACCAGTAGCTGGATCACGTGATGCATCTTCCATGCAAACCCATCTTAATTGTCCGGATTTAGTTTTGGTTTGATAGCAGTGCATGTTTCACCCCTCCTTTAACCAATGCTTAGGTGTATCGATATAATCAATAATGTTACCTGTTAATTTTCCATTTTCATCAATAAAGACTTTGTCGTATAGTGGAACTTTTACTATTTCTTCAGCCTTTTTCTTCCTTCTTTTATGCTCTAGTGAGATAAGCTTCATTAAAATAACCTCCAGTTAACATTTTACTTTTGTGCATTTCTAATCTTGTGTAAGCAAAATCATAATCAACATTAAATAGTTGCATAATGTCATATATTTTATAGTTGTATAGATTGTCCAACATAAATGTAGGTACGCAAAAATGATAAGCAAAGTTGTTCGCTTGCCATTCCTGTAAATCTATAAACAAACGATGCATATTCAGCTGACATCCACAATGTCTTAGATAGTGACCAATTTCATGACCAAAATCCATCCACTCTTGCCTCACATCGCTTCTAATTAAACTTATTTCTTTGTCAAATCTAAATAGCTTATCTTCTTCGTAAATTATCTCTACACCTAATTTCTTAGCTATTACTTGTTTGTCTAAATCAGCAGGAATTTTAATTTCGATTGATGTGTATAGTTCATATATGTAATCTTCAAGGTGCGTGTACAAACCATAACCCCCTAGTTGACAGAATGTATGTTCGAATAAATAGTTAAAAGAAAAGCCTATTTAGTATAGGCTTAATTTAGAAAACGAATCCAAGAATTGCAACAGCTACTGCTGCTATAGAAATGGCTGTCGTTAAAAGGAATTTTTTATCCTCTTTTCTATCTTTTTCGAAAGTCTCTTTGAATTTAGCCATACTATCAGTTATTGTTTTTTCGTTCTTTGTATGAAGATGGTCAATTTTTTCTGATAATAGTTTTTCTTGTGAAGCTATTCTATTATTAATAGATTTTTCTAAAGAGTTAAATCTGTCATCGATGTAGCCTTTAACACTTGTGTCCATATTTAAGCCCTCCTTTTGGTTTGAATCATGAGAAGCAGCTGTTTCTTGAAATGATTCTAACAATTCATAGTAAAGTCTTGATTTTTCCTCTAGTATACCATGGTTTGCTAAATAAGGAACGCGCTTACCTTGATATTTATTATTAGATTCTATGTTTACAACATTTCCGTTATTATTAGCCATGGTTTTATTCACCTTTAAACTCTATATTTAATTTTGTGCTAAAAAGAGAACAATATGGGTCATTTAGTAAAAAGTTGAGGTCTGATCCATCTTCTGCTTCTCTTTCAAAATAAGCAATTTTTACTGAATAAAAATTCAAAATAAAATCAAATTCAGTATATACTTTTGAAAGTGGTATAGGCAGCGTGGATTTAAAATCTAAAGATTCATTTTCTAATATTTTCTGATCACAACGAATTTGAGAAGACGAGATTACTTCAGTTTCTTTTCCGCCGTGTTGGTATGTTAAAAGAATATATAAATAAAATGGTTGTAATTTAGAATTAATGGGACTTCTCAAATTATTCATACCTGTTAGAGAAAAGTTCAAATGTATTCTATTATTTTCTTCTTTTTTCAATACTAAAATAGGACCATCAGCATAATCAGTGTTTATATAAATATTATTTATTCCTGGTTTTAAACACATTGAAGTCATTGTTAGCACCTTCTCTTATTTTAGATTATTATTCTAGCTTTGATTTGTTTTACTATTAATTAATCTTTCATTGTATAAATATAGTTACAACAGCTAATGCACCTTAAGTTGTGATATCTGACACCGTTTTAAATCCTTTTGAGCTTTCAGCAGGAACAAAAGGTAATCCATTTAGTGTCTTTTCGTCTATATTTGGATGATTGCACCCAGTATCCATTAGAAGCTATTATCTATATCTTTCATCTGTTATAACGTGGACGAAACCGACATCTGATCCTAACCATAATCCGATTTTAACACGATAGAAGTTATTAAAGTTTTCATAAACATATGTAGGAAAGTCCTCTTTCGGCGTTTCTTGCATGATATAATCATCGGTATCTTTTGCGGTTAATCCTAGATATTGTAAGTTTCTTGGTGTGTTATCTCCGTTAAAATATTCCTCATTAGATAGATTTAGACGTATTCTTGCAGCAATACCTTCAATAAACAAAATCTCTATTTTATCTTTTTTATAATAATTCATTGTATAATCTGTTTTGTTTTCTGTACCATACAACCGCCATTTTCCTGTTTCCACCTTTGATGGCTTTCCAAGAATTTTATTTACTTCATCTTGTTTTTTTCTTGCTACTTTTTTTACATCAAATATTATTAACTTGTTCTTAAATTGTTCTTTTTTTTCTTTATTTCTTTTTTCTTGCTCTATACCTTTTTGCTCTTCTTTAAATTCTTCAGGTTGAGTTTCTTTCTTCTTGTTCTCCTCATCCAATTTTTTTTGTTTTTCCTTACGCCCGGGATCTTCCATTTCTTTTTTCTCAGGTTTTGCTTTGGCAGTTTCAGCGCTTTCTTTTTCCTGCTTTTTGAGTTCTTTCTCTTCTCTCTCTTCTTCTTGAGACTTCGCTATAGAAGCTTGCTCTTTTTCCAGTTTCTTTTGCTCAATATCGGCTCTCTGTTCTGGTGTTAACTCAGGAGCAACAATAAGCCCAGAGATAAACAATACAAAAATAATAGGTAAACCATAAGATAAGACTTTTTTACGAGAATTTAACTTAATTATTTTTGGTTTTATTAAGTCGATCAACAGCATGATAAAAGCCAAAATCAATAATAATGAAATAATTACTATCAAGTCATCACTCCTAAAATCGGAATAGCGCTTTATTACTTAGATAAATAGTGAAATTTCTTAAATTGGCTCATTTCTTCGAGTATTTCATATATTTGAGTTCTTCAGTGTAGCAATCGTATCTTTAAGCTCATCGCTATCCATACTCTTGTAATTCGTCCAATTCAGTCTGAACAGCCTTTCTAGATCTTCTACTAATAATTTAATTCATCAGGCAAACCTTCTGTATATTCCCGCCGATTTTCAAGACCCCGAGTAATGTTTTTAAGCGCTTTATCATCTATTTTTTCGTCACAAGCTGATAATAAGAATAAAAGAAAGATAGAGGGCATGCTAATTTTTTCAACTAATTACTCCCTACTACAAGTTATCTATACACTTATAATCATTTCTTCTGACTCTTCTTAAACTTTATATACTCATAAATTTCCTTCATGTCCTCAGCGTTTAAAGATTCCATATCTTTAAACATGAGGTCTATGTCTGGAAATTCTTCAGCAATTTTATTTTTGAAGTAATTAATATCTTCTACTTTAGATATATTAGCTTCGTTAGAACTTCCTACTAAATAATCAACAGTAACATTCAAAACTTTTGATAGTTCCACCAAAAGATCTGGTTCTATCCTTTTTTGATATCCGCTTTCGATTTTGTTCATTTTACTTTGAGGGATGTGTAATGCTTTTGCTAATTCTAGTTGTTCTATTCCTCTTTTTTCTCTTAGTTTCCTAATTCTTTTTCCAATATCCATAGGGATTCTCCTTATTATTACATCACTTAATATCATTTTATAGTTTCTAAAAAAGAAAGCAATGAAATATTCTAAAAAAGAAATAAAATTATATTGACTTTCTAATTTAGAATATGTATACTCTAATTAAGATTTCTAAAATAGAATACAAAGAAATGAGATGATAAAGTGTTTGTTAATCTCCGAATCATCAAAGAAAAGCGAAAAAATGAAGGTTATACTATTGATGATATGTCCAGAAAATTAGGTTTAACCAATGGTTCCATGTACTACAAAAGAGAAGTGGGTCAATATAAATTTAAAGCTGAAGAATTAATGGAAATTTCCAACATACTTCGGATCCCGATAGAACTGTTATTTTCGTCGGATAAATATTCTAAAATAGAAAAAATTGAAAGTCGAAGTGAAAATGTAAAAGATAAACAAGCCATATAGGAGGTAATCAAATGAAACAATTAGTTTTTATTCAAAACGATAAAGTATTGACTGACACTTTAACGGTAGCAGAAGTTTTTGCTAAACCTCACGACAAAGTTGTTAGGGATGTCAAAGTGCAAATCACTAAGTTGCATGAAGCTGGTGAGCAAAAATGGAGTACCGCCAACTTTGGCGAGACCCAATATCAGCACTCGCAAAATAAACAGTGGTACACAAAATTTGATTTAACTGAAGATGCTTTCGCAATTATAGCAATGTCTTATATAACACCGGAAGCTATGAAAATGAAAGTTAAGTTTTTAAGTGAGTTCAAAGCTATGAAAGAAAAGTTGCAACAACCAAGAGTTTTATCAGATAAAGAACAATTAATGGCTTCGTTGAAATTAACACTTGAAGCTTCAGAAGCTCTAGAACAACACAATGAAAGAATAACTAGCTTAGAAGAAACAATGCGCATCGACGGTTCGGAAGAATTTCGAATCCGAAAAAATGCTAATAGAAAAATTATGAAAGTCTTAGGAGGTAAAGACTCACCAGCGTATAAGGAGCTAAACAGAAAAGTATTTTCGAACTTCTGGCGTGACTTTAAAGGTCATTTTACTATTCCACGCTACGGGGACTTACCTAAGAAGCAATTTGATCAAGGAATACGATTTATAGAACTTTGGCAACCAAGCACAACGCTTCTGTTAGAAATTGAAAATTCTAATAATCAACAAACAATGCAGGAGGTGATCTAATGCCAGTTACAACCTTTTCGGAAGAAGAGATTCAATCATTTGTCAGCGAGATTAAAAAGCAATTGGTGCCAGTTTTAATCAAAGAACTAGAGCAAAAACAATTACCTCCGTTACTTACTAGAAAACAATTCATGGAGCTTGTTGATATAGGTTCTACTAAATGCAATGAGTTGTTCAATAGAGAGGGCTTCCCAGTCACAAGAGAATTCGGTCATCCACGGGTGGTAACTAAATTATTCTTTGACTGGGTAAACGAGAGCGCTAATCAATCGGAGGTAAGTTTGAGGTATCCTTATCGAATTATTTAAATACCGAGTGGGGGTCGGTAATTTCATTATAAAACACACAAATTGATATTACTGTGCAACCCACGCACATGTGCATTACCTGCACAAAAAGGGGGTGAAACAATTGCAATTTGGAGCTGTTTTAAAAAAAATGCGGAAAGGGGCCGGTTATAGCCAAGAAGATATGGCTAAAAGACTGCACATGTCTCGCAGTAATGTGTCTAGGCTAGAAAGCAACAAACTTGAGTTAAAAGCTGCAGATTTAATTAATTGGTGTAAGCAAACACAGGCTCATGATTTATTAATAGCTTTTATTTATAACACTGATGCAGTAAGTGCAGTACAGCAATTATCTCAATTAATAACCGGTACTGTATTAAGATTCGGAGGTCTCATATGAAAGCAAACGATCATTACGTTGCTATATTTGGAATTTTACTATGTTTGTTTCTTGTAATTGAAAAGTTATAGGAGGGATCACATGAACTTAGAGGAACATTTCTTACCTAAAGACATTAGCCATGCAAGCAAAGAATACATGTGTGCAATTGATCTTGCTGAAAGAACTGTAAATGCAATGTGTAACGCAAAATACGATGATGCAGAAATGCTAGCCAGGGATTTTTTAAAGTCAGTTGGAGTGCTCAATGAAATGAGCAGCCATAAATACAACCAAGATAAGTTTTATGCAACTGTACAAGATTTGACAAACAGAAACATTAATGTTCAAGCAATACAGAGGCAATATAAATGAGCGATAAAGCACATGTAATTAAGATATGGGTCGCTTTTATAGTCATGATGGTGTTTCTGTACATTTCGATAGTGATTACTAGTTAGGAGGGTTAAAAGATGGAACATCCTGAGATTACTCAAATTAGACAAATGGGTTATCCAAAAATGAATGTATATACCAATCAATACGGTATTGATGCATTCGGAAACGAAGTCTTTAGCGGTGATGAAATTTTAGTGATTGAAGAGGCATTCTTTCTTGTGGGAGAGCTAGAGGATCAGACAAAAGAGGCACTAGAGTTACTGGGTGGCAGGTATGATTTTGCACAATAAAAAAGAACTCACGGCAATGAGTTCTAAATAAAAACCAAATGTTATGCCCTCATTATACAGCACTTTGTCTAATGAGGGCAAGGGAGGACGAAATGAATCGTTTTGTTGAGGGATACAAAGAAATTAGAAAAGAAAATCCAGATCCCAAAGATCGCTGGATCATCTTTAAATCTACGTGTAACGCAATTGCTAAATTGGGAACTATTGAGGATTTGCAGGAGCTAATTAAATATTTCGATGGGGAGGACGTAAGGAATGGCTAAAAGCACAGTAGAAATGAGCCACCAGGAATGGCTTCAAGAAAGAACAAAAGGGATCGGGGGCAGTGATGCTTCCATCATCCTTGGACTAAATAAATACAAAACACCATTTGAATTATGGCTAGAAAAAACAGGACAATCTACGGTTGAAAATGGTGCGGGGGAAGCTGCTTATTTTGGAAATCTACTAGAAGATATGGTTGCCAAAGAATTTGAAGTACGTTCTGGAAAAAAAGTGCGTCGAAATAATTTTATGCTACAACATCCTGAACATCCGTTTATTATGGCCAACATTGATCGGAAAGTAGTTGGTGAAGAGGCTGTATTGGAATGTAAAACAGCAAGCGCTTTTCTCGCTAAAGAGTGGGAAAGTGAAGAAATACCCGAATCTTACTTGGTGCAAGTACAGCATTATTTAGGTGTTACAGGGTATAAACATGCATATATTGCTGTGCTTATTGGCGGTCAAAAATTCATCTGGAAGGAAATTGAGCGTGACGATGAACTAATTCAGATGATTTTTGATGCTGAGGTGCATTTCTGGAATCATCACGTACTTGGTAATATTCCACCTGCATTAGATGGGTCTAGTGCTGCTGAAAAGTTTCTAAATGAGAAATACGCAAAGGTAGAAGAAGGGAAAACTATTGATATTCCTTTCGACTTTAAAGAAAAAGTGGACAATCTCTTGGAAGTAAAAACAAACATCAAACAATTAGAAACGATGAAAAAAGAAATTGAAAATCAATTGAAGAAAGAGCTCGAGGATGCAGAAACGGGTTTTGTAAAAAATTACAGAGTTGACTGGAAGCCGATAGTGCAAAATCGTATTGATTCTAAGCGACTTAAAAAGGAAAAGCCCAATTTATATCAAAGCTACGTTAAGCCTACCACTTACAGGAAATTAAATATAAAGGAGATTGGATAATATGGCTACAAATTCAAGCTTGAAAAATCAAATTGCTAATAAAGGGAACGGAAACCAAAATACACCTCAAGGCTATACGGTTAAACAGCTTATGAGTGCAAGTAGCGTTAAAAATCGTTTTGAAGAAACATTGGGGAAGAAAGCACCACAATTTATGGCAAGTGTTATCAATCTAGTAAATGGAGATACGAACTTACAAAAATGTGATCAAATGAGTGTTGTTTCAAGCGCTATGGTTGCAGCTGCATTAGATTTGCCTATTGATAAGAATCTAGGCTATGCATGGGTAGTTCCATATGGTAATAAAGCTACTTTTCAAATGGGATATAAAGGCTATATCCAACTAGCTTTAAGGACAGGACAATACAAAAATATTAACGTTATTGAAGTATACGAGGGGGAAGTTAAATCATTCAATAGGCTTACAGAAGAAATAGAGCTCGAATTTGAAGGGAAAGAATCAGATAAGGTAATTGGCTATGTTGGCTACTTTGAGCTTATTAACGGCTTCAGAAAGACGGTTTATTGGTCTAAAGACGAAATTGAAAGGCATAAGAAGCGTTTCAGCAAAACAGGCTTTGTATGGAAGGATAATTATGACGCTATGGCCAAAAAGACGGTTATTCGAAACATGCTTAACAAGTGGGGCATTCTCTCCATCGATATGCAAACGGCTGTTACAACAGATGGCAATGCTGTTACGCAAGATTTTGAGCAAGAAGATAGCGGTCTAGTTATTGACGCTGAGTTTTCTGAAGTAAATGAGGCTAGTGAAGGACAACAAGAGATAAACTTTCAGGATGGCGAGGGTTAATTATGGGAGATATTGCGGATGCAACAATTGATGGTCTTTTGTGTGAAGGTTGCGCTGAATTAATAGATGGCGACAGTCCAGGATATCCAAGGCGTTGCGGTGATTGTGAACATGCATAACATATCCAATGTGCGTCTCCCGGAATGGATTTGGGAGACTGCACAAAATGAAGCGGATTTAAAACGGTTGGTCATTAAGTATATGTGGCGTTATCCAGGTTATAGAGTTTTAAAAGTAAAAGGTAGATTTGCAGTTTGTGAGATTGAAAGGTAACGGAGGTGACAATATGAGTTCAGAAGGATGGATAAAGCTATACAGGGAAGTATTCGACTCTGATATTTGGCACGACGTCACCACATTTCGGCTATTTATATTTTTGATTGGTAAAGCAAGTCATAAAGACGGCTTTAAGTATAAAGGCATGATTTTAAACGAAGGTCAGTATGTAAGTTCCTACAGAAAGCTAAGAGATGCACTAGCTTACAAAGAAGGAAGAGGGTATAAAAAATACTCACTTAGCACAGTTAAAGCTTGTGTTAATAAACTCATTAAGGCTGAAAGGGTGAACGTTAAGGAAACGGAACTAGGAACACTGTTCACCATTGTAAACTATGCGAAATATCAGGAGTTAGAGGACACAGGAAAAGAAAGCAAGAACACATTAAACGAGAAAGTCCGAACTAATGCCGAACTAACGCCGAACGATGTCCGAACGAAGTCCGAACAAGATCAAGAATTAAAGAATTTAAGAATTAAAGAATTATATACTACTACTGCTAATAGCGAGGACGCGATTGTTTTTTATCAAAACAATTTTGGAATGATTCGTCCAGCAATGTCAGAAGAGATAATTGATTGGATAAATGATTTTGGAGACAAGATGGTCATTGAGGCTATGCAAAGATCTTTAGACAGAAATAAGCCAAGTTGGGGATATGCGAGAAGCATTTTGCAGTCTTGGTCAAATAAAGGCATTAAAACGATGGAGCAAGTACAAGCGGAAGATATAGAATTCCAAAGCCAAAAGATGGCTAAGCATCAAAGATATTCTAAACCACAAACGCAAGCACCAGGAGCTCCAGTGCCTGAATGGTTTAGACAACAAAAGCAACAGCAGAAAGCTCAGAAAGATAGCCAGTCGAGTAATATCGGTGATGCAAACGAGCAAAAGGAGCTTGAGCAATTGCTTAAACAATATTCTAGTGGGTAGGTGGACGAATGGAGCAATTAAGCTTATTTGATCAAAAAGAAAATAAAGCAGTAGTTATTCCCGAAGATGTCATTTCTCCGTTAGAATCTTCTAAAAGCGTAAAGTCGAAGGAATTCAAGAAACAACAGATGCGTTGGAGAGAGTGGGTTATGGCGGTACAAGATATTCATAATTGTTCTTGGTTCGAAGCGAGAAAACTATTGCTGGTACACAGGAAGAGCCAAAGATCTATAGCAATTAAATTGGTTGAATAAGCTTCAACGGAAGGAGAATGAACGTGGTTTACACAGGAAAACGTGGCATGGCGTTTGAACACACACTAAATTACACGAATCAGATTTATCTTAACCAAGGACGAGCCATCATCAATAAACGTCCTACGCCAGTAAAAGTGCTGCAGTCCAAGGGGACTAGAGTACTCAAGGGCTTCTATGAAGAAAAGAGCACGGTCGATTATGACGGTATTTACCAAGGGAAATCGATCGTCTTTGAAGCCAAGTCTACTAAAGAGAAACGGTTGCCCTTGTCCATCATATCGGATCATCAAGTTAAATATCTGGCAGACGCTGAAAAATTAGGGGCTATATCATTCCTTATCGTCGATATGAGGGCTCTAGGAGAGGTTTTCCTTGTTCCGAGTAATATGCTTCGAAAGTATACAGAAGAAGCCAAGCAAGGCGGTAGAAAGTCCATTCCAATTCGTGATTTGGAAGTATATGCGCAACTGGTCAAATCAGAAAACGGTGTGCCGTTGGATTACCTGAGTGTTGTCGATAAATTAATAGCTGCAGAAACGGCGTGAGGTCTCAATCTAATAAAAAATAGGAGTGATCGCTATGCATATGTGTGCGACATGCGGTAGACGTTTGAAAGATAGTAAAAGCATTGATAGAGGGTATGGTCCTGTTTGTTATAAAAAGCATTTAAAAGCTCTCTCGGATAAAGAATTTGAGAAGGGGCAATTAACTATCGATGAGGTTTTGGAGGATGCGGTATGACTGATGAAAAACGTTTAGAAAAAATAGAAAAACAAAACGAAGGCATATTAAACCGCCTACGAAATGGACAAGCGGTTGCCGTATCGATTCATCCACATGATGTGGAATGGATGATAAAACAAACCAAACTTGTTCCCATGTATGAAAAGGCAGCAGGTCAAATGAATGAGGTACTAGCACAAATCAATGCAGAGAACCTATCACTTAGGGATCGAGTGCAAGAGTTGGAAAAACGTTGTCGCTACCTAAACAATGAGCTCTTTAGTGAGCGAACAATTAAAAACGAGTTTCAACAAGGGATAGAAGAGCAGGGTAAAAGGATTAAAGAATTAGAACACGTTTTAGCGTTTTATGCGGATAAAAAGTCATATACAGAAAAGGTAAATGACGAATGGGGGGCATCTACTGCCATACTTGTAGATCGTGGTATGAAAGCACGCCAAATTTTGAGGGGGAAGCAAAATGCTTAGTCAAAATGAATATCTAGAAACTGCTGAAAAAGAGATCCGTGAACAATGGTTTGAGAATCATGAAATCAAGTTAATCGAAGGTGTCGAAGGATTTCAATGTATTCATTGGGGTGAACCAGGAACTCGAATGTATCAAATAGATTACGTGCTATCTGACAACATGGTTTTTGTAACAGGCGATCTAGGAGACGCTGCATATAACTTAACTTGCCTAGCTACCATCGATAATATTAAAGATTTTAATCTATCGTACTTTACTGGAAAATTATCTGCCCACGAACGGAGAAGGTGGGATTTTGACAGTCAACTGGCTGCCGAAGAAATAAAAGAATTCATCTTCGACTGGTGCGATGTAGAACACGCTAATGAGTTGAGTGAAAAGGATCGCAGGGTATACAAAGAACTTATTAACGCAACAAGAGAATGGAGTTTACATGATCACTTTGAGAAAGCTGTCTTTTCCATCTATGAGCACACTAGCGTGGATTGGTTTGACGCTGAAGCAGTAAGTTGCATTATGGCTTGTGGACAAAGATTGCCATATAGCTTTATTGCTTACTGGTTGGGATTGCAGATGATTAGTGAACGGTTAAAAGAACAGATGAAAGAAAAAGAGGCCTAAAAAAGCCTCTTTTACACCAATTAAGAACAAATGTTCCCCCTTAAATATATTATCATATCGAGAGGGGAAAGAAAATGGCACTACAAAAGAATACACTTTACAACGGCGACTGCATTGAAGGGATGAAACATATAGATGACAAATCTATAGACATGATTTTATGTGATCTGCCTTATGGAACCACGCAATGTAGATGGGATGAAGTAATCCCCTTTGATCAACTTTGGGAACAATATAGGCGGATTATAAAAGATAATGGGGCAATTGTTCTTACTGCAAGCCAACCATTTACAACAAAGTTGATTAACTCAAATTTTAAATGGTTTAGATATGAGTGGATCTGGAAGAAAGAAAATCATGTTACTGGGTTTCCAAATGCTAATAGAATGCCATTAAAAAACCACGAAAACATTTGTGTGTTTTACAGGAAATTACCTACGTATAACCCACAAGGACTTATAAAGATCAAACCTAAGCAGGTTAAAAGAAAAACAAGTATGCAAGCTTTAGGAGATAGAAACGATACGTTAAATAAATTTCATGTAGTTAGATATAAGAATTACCCTAAATCAGTTGTTTCTTTTCCGCGTGATAAAAGGACGTTTCACCCTACTCAAAAGCCAGAAAGTTTATTTGAATACTTGATTAAAACTTATACAAACGAAGGTGAAACCGTGCTAGACAATTGTATGGGTGCTTGTACAACTGCAATTGCAGCAGATAATGCTAATCGCAACTGGATTGGCTTTGAAATAGAAAGTGAATATTGTCATAAAGGTAAAGAGAGAACCAATGCAAATAGAGAGGAATTAGGGTTGCCTCTAGTAGATGTGAAAACACTAGACAATAAATAGGAGTGAAGCCTTTGAAAAAAGGAAGGTATATTGCAGGAAGTTTTGCTATTGTATGTCTAATAGCATTACTGATTGTTTCAGTTGTTAAATATCAGCAGTTAAGTAAGACCGTCGAGGAACAAGAAAAGAAAATAGAAATGCTGCAGGAAGAAAACGCATTGCTGCATGATGAAAATTGGAATTTAAACCAGCACCGAATGAAAGAAGTGGCTGAATAATGGATTTAATAAAAAATAGTATTAAAAACTTATCTGAGGAAGATCTGTTAATTCTCTACCAAGATGCAACTAATAGAATTGGTTCTAATTCTTTAGGCGGAGATCCGGATCCTGTTTATATCAAGAAACAAGAATCCTTCATTGAAGCCATTCAAGAAGAATTAAAAGCTAGAGAGACTTAAAAATAAAAAGACAGGATCCTCCTGTCTAGCCCAAATTAATTATAACATAGGAGGAATCCTGTTGAGACTAAAAGAGATAGAAATTAATCCTAAAACTATGAAATTAGAAGTTGATATAATGAAACTGAGAGGAAGTTTTGCTATAGTGGTGTGTGATGGCAAAGCTAAGTTAACAGGTCTCCCCAATCACGGAGAAACGAAAATCATTACTCATCAAGGAAAAGTGAAAAGAGTTAAATATGATGAGGGTGAAGAATTTTAAGAGGGTAATTACATTTCTTAGCACTGGACACCAATAAATCGGGAGTTCAGTGTTTTTGGTTCTTTTGGATTATTATAGGTTTTTTGTGGCTCTATATACCCATTAATGATAAAATATTTTGTAGGTAATATATGGAATTAAATTTTATGAAAAAAGATACATTTAAAATTTATTAGGAGGAAACGATTTTGCGGGTCTTAAAGAGCATAAGTATTTTTTTATTTACTTGTATCGTAATAATTGTTGTTTCAGCTATATTGGGTGGGGTATTTCCTTTATATTCTGATTTCTTTACTGGCATAGGTTCTACGCTATTCTCAACTTATATTGGCTTAAAGTTTATAATACTATATATATATCTGACGGATAAATTGGAACTAAAAAAGTACAAAAAAGGTAAAGTTGAAGAAATGAATTTATCACTTTACTCATGGGCGTCTAATATTGATGTTGATCAATATTATATATACTTGCTGTTGAATAATAAAGCAACTACTAATCCTTTAAGGAATTTAAACAATATAAAATTCAATATTAAAGATCACTTTAAAGATAATTTAGAAAACTATTATTTATTTAGAAGTTATATAGAGCTACATAGTGTAAATTCAGTAATGGACAAAGTAAGTACATTTTTTATTAGTTTAATTATGGCGTTTTTCACTGGGATATTAGCAATATTCTTGAAAAGTGAACCAATAGTATCTTTGTTAAACGATTTTAATCATCAAAAACCGGACAACTCAAAAATTTTGTTGGATATTGGTCCGTTATTAACGGATATTTTTAGTATCATGGTATTTATCATAATTTTAATATTCTATATTTTGGTTATTTCAGGTAGGAAGAAAAAAAGGTTAGAATTAATTAAGGCAGTATTAGATGTATTAATAGAGGAAAAAGAAGCTAAATGATGGCTTTGTTTTTTGTATAGCTAAAAAGGAAACTCTTGATATAGTAGTATGTGATGGTAAAGCTAAATTAACGAGTCTCCCCAATCATGGTAAAACCTATTCCTAGGGTAGGGTGAAGCAAGTAAAATTTGATGAATGGGAAGGTTTGATATACACTTCTCCTGACATCTAGAATATTATAAAGGGTGGAATAAAAATGGATAGACACGGTAAAATTATATCTTTTATTAACATGAAGGGAGGAGTGGGTAAAACTACTTTATGTAAAGAAATGGCTAATTATATCTCTTTGACTGTTAATGAAGCAACGAATGAAAAATTTAAGGTACTAGTAATAGATATTGACCCTCAATCTAATCTAACACAGGCCTTTGATAGTAGATTTCCTCAAACTAATATGGTTATCAGTGATGAATCGGGAAATGTAATCCAAGGAAAAAGATCAATTGAAAAGATATTTAATAATAAGCCAATTGAGAATACAAAAGATATCATTGTTGAATTGCATGACAATTTAGATATTATACCTGGAGAACTTGAAACGGTTTTTTTAGAAAGAGCGCAGAATAATAATACTGCACATAAATTAATGGATTTTGTGAAAGATAATAAAATTACAAAAGACTACGACTTTATTTTTATTGATTGTCCACCTACATATTCAGTATATACTGAAATGGCCTTCTTTATATCAGATTTCTATTTTGTTCCCGTAATACCTGATGCCTATTCTACACTTGGTGTTGACTTACTAGAGCGAGTAGTAGATGATATAGTATACAATAATCGTAATACTATATTTTCAGAAAATAAACCATTAAATTTAGGGGTGGTTTTTACTAGGGTTGATAAAGCGAATAAACCTCAACAAGAAAGTTATATAAAGGCTCTAGGGAAGTCTGACATAGTGAACGAAAAAAAGATATACATATTTAAAAGTATGTTTACAGAGTCGAATAAACTGTCTACTTCTGAATTTGAGAAATTAATAACGGATCGTGAAGATAAGCGATTGGGTTCGATGCTGTCAAACTTGTGTACTGAATTTTTATATAGGGTGGAGGATTTGACTAATGGTTGAGTCAATCATAAGAAGAATCAATTTAATCGATACTAGAGTAAAAGAAAATGACTTAAGATTAGAATTATATGCAACATTAATTCCTTTATTGTTATCTAAAGAAGTGTTTCAGAATAACAAGGAAATAAGTAACTTCACTGACAAACTAATTTTAAAAAAGACTTTAAGAGATTATGTATTCAGAAGTCGTTCTCAAATAGTAGCTAGAATTTCAAGGGAAATCGAAGAATATTCCAAAGCCCAATTGGCACATGCTGTAAAAGTAATGAAGGAACATATTTCGAGTGAAAATCTTACGAAGGGCGAAAGTTATTTTAAATCGGATAAAAAAACCGAAAAGATAGTCAGCACAATAAATAAATACTCAAGAAATAAGTTACCAAAGTCTGGAGAAAATAATGACTAAAATTTATGAACAAGATTTTTCCCAATATAAATTGTTTATAGAAGATAATTTCCCTAAAACTATTTTTAACGATAATTTTAAACTAAATAAAGTCTTCTTGGAAGTAAATACTTCCTTTATTTTAGCTGATATATTAACAGAGTTTGGCTTCGTAGGGAAAGAAGATTCTTATTTTATTTTACTTATTGAATATAAACGATTCACTGGAAGAATTCTTAGTACTTTACTACTAAACGATAAATTCTTAATGGATAATTTATTCAGGCTAATAATTGAAAGAATATATAGGGTGTTAATAGGATTACATTATCCGGAAAGAAAAGAAAAAAGATTGCGCAAATCTCCAAGGAGTAAAATGTCGGACGACTTAGATGGGAAAATAAAGAATGAAAGCCTTGCTGAATTAAATGATTTATATCGTTCATTTTCAAAACAAATCCATTTAACAGATGCTGCTGAAACCAACCAGTATGATGTTATTAGATTATTCAAAACACCTCATGGTTTAGAAGTCTATGTTTTTGAATGCTTTCAAGAAATTAACAAAATTTTTATTGAGCAGATTTTCATGCTTTTATGTAAAAACAAACAGCATCTTGTGACTACTGGGGTTAAGGCAAGAATTAATAACAATATACCCGAGAAAACTGCCAATGAAATTATCAAAGCAATTGAATGAGTAGTCTCACGTTCTACCAGCCATCTGGAGGACACTGAATGACGCAATAAGCGTTGTTTGGTGTCTTTTTTTATTTTAAAAATACGAGTGGGGGCTCGAATATGAATATGTGGGTAGATAGATTAGTTAGTGAATATGAAGCAGGACGAAAAGAATTGGCAAAAAAGAAAGGTAAACTAAATACTGAATTTATATCTGATAGAGAGGATAAGAAACATATTAATAGCATGATTAATGATATGTCTGAATCCATTGAATGGATGAAAACAGGACGTAGACCAGGTAACTTACGAGGTATTGATAAACGGTCAGCATATCAGCGCAGAGCTTTAATAGATATGGATTTATTCCCCTCTTTGGATATTCAACCTGAAGAAAAAGAAATTTCAGAGGAACAAAAGCGTTTATTAGTAAATATTCTTGTAGAATTATCACATAGAGAAAGACAGTGTTATTTGCTTCATATGGCTCAAGGATATAGTATGCGTGAGGTTGCAGAAGAACTTAAAATATCTAAGGCATCTGTACAGAAATTCATTGAACGAGCAAAGAATAAAATAAATAGAAAATTATCTTGTCATACGAATGTCGTACGAACCCGTACTGGGGATGAAAAGGCTGTTATGTAGAGCACTTAATTATATGAGTAATTAATAATTAAAGACCGTGAGGTCTGTATAGATTAAGCACTTTAAATATTAGTAGTGGGAGTTGGTGAATATGTAATGGATTGGGAGCAGATTAGAAACGAATGGGAAACAACAAAAATAACTTTAAAAGACCTTGCTGCTAAACATGAAGTAAAGCTAGGTACATTGAAAAGCAGAAAAAGCCGTGAGAAATGGAGTAGAGATCCAACGAAAAAGGATGCAACCAAAACGGATAAGGTTGCAACCCAAAAACAATTGAATGAAACCAAAAAGAAAGAACGATATGAGCCTATTGTTGAAGGTGAAGAACTCACTGATAAACAAAGGCTTTTTTGTATTTATTACATTAAATACTTCAATGCTACTAAAGCTTATCAGAAGGCGTATGAATGTGCTTATTCAACAGCAATGGTAAATGGTCATGGGCTACTAAGAAATACTAAGATTTCAGCACATATAGACCAATTGAAGGCGGAACAAACTAATGAGCTAAAGCTCAATGTTCGAGACGTGCTACAGAAGTACATCGACATAGCTTTTGCAGATATAACGGATTACGTGACATTTGGCAGGAGGGAGATAGCCCAAAAAGATTCTGATACTGGTGAGCTTTTAACTAATGAAAATGGTGAACCTATGATGGACTACGTTTCTTATGTTGACTTTGTTGACTCGGAAAAAGTAGATGGAACGATACTTACAGAAGTAAAGCAAGGTCGAGAAGGCATATCTGTTAAGTTAGCAGATAAGATGAAAGCACTAGATATGCTAACGAAATACTTTGACCTCTTATCCGAAAATAATCAGAGGCGCCTAAAAGACGAAAAGTTGAAAATGGATATTAAAAAAGCCGAGGCAGAAGTAGAGAAGCTGTCTGACTCTCAAGGTGATGGTCTAGTTGAAATTGTTATCACAAGAAAAGGTGATAACTTATGAGTATTGCACCGGCAATTCGAATAGAAAAAGAAGTGAATCCTCACTTCGAAAACTTTCTCTTTGATTGGAAACAGAAGTTTCAAGTTCTTGTCGGCGGTTATGGTTCGAGTAAAAGTTACCATGTCGCTTTAAAGATTATATTAAAGCTATTGCAGGAAAAAAGAACAGCGCTTGTGGTACGGGAAGTATATGATACACACAGAGATTCTACATTTTCTCTATTTGAAGAAATTATTGAGGATATGGGTTTAGCTGATAAAATACGTTGTGTCAGTTCCCCTATGCAAATACGCTTTCTGAATGGCAGTAAAATCATCTTTAAAGGGATGGATAAACCTGCAAAATTAAAGTCTATTAATAACATTTCGCTTATTTGGTTAGAGGAATGCTCAGAGATCAAGTATGCAGGATTTAAAGAGTTACTAGGTCGATTACGTCACCCGAAACTAAAACTTCATATGATTTTATCGACTAACCCAGTAGGAGAAGATAACTGGGTTTATTTGCACTTCTTCCAAGACAAATTGAATAAACGCTTTGTACTGGATGATAGAGAACTGTACCAAAATCGAACTATGGTTATTGGAGATACTTATTATCATCATTCCGTAGCAGATGACAACTTGTTCCTTCCAAATAGCTATATTGAACAGTTGGAAGAGATGAAAGAATACGATCCAGATCTTTATCGTATTGCAAGAAAAGGTCGATTTGGTCTTAATGGCGTACGAGTGCTTCCTCAGTTTGAAACGATGGAACACAGGAAAGTTATGAAGGTCATTAACCTTATTAAGAAACCACTATTTCGAGTAGGTATGGACTTTGGTTTCGTTGATTCCTATAACGCCGTCCTAAGAATGGTTGTGGATATGGAAAAACAATACCTGTATGTATATTGGGAGTATTATAAAAAGGGAATGACGGACGATAAAACTGCCGAAGAGTTGAAGGAATTCAAGGAAAGCGGAGAACGGATAATTGCTGATTCTGCTGAAGCAAAAGCAATTCAATATTACAGGCAACAAGGGTTCAATATGTATGGAGCTACCAAGTACCAAGGTTCACGCCTTGCAAACACTAAGAAGATGAAGCGGTTTAAGAAAATCATTTGTTCTGATGCTTGCGAGAATACCATACACGAGTTGGAAAACCTTGTTTATGCCAAGGATAAAAACGGAAATATCATCCCGGATGAATTCGCGATTGATCCTCATACATTTAGTGCCGCATGGTACGGGCTTGATGGTTATGAAGTAACTAATCTAAAAGATGAAGCACAAAACCAATCGAGATCAACTAGACAAAGACCTAGAGGAAGGAGGAGATAAGCTTGTCAGAAACAACTGTAAGAGCGAAAGTGTTCAAGACTTCCGTTTCGCCGAACACTCAACAGCTGTATAAAGACGACTTTTTTAATTTATACGGTGAAATATTACCGCCGCCATTTAATTTAAAAGAGTTAAAGATGATTGGTGAGTATTCATCCATTCTTCAGCAATGTGTGGATGCTTACAAAACGAATATTATTGAATTTGGCATTGAAGCGGATTACAAGATTGATATTAACTCGGATGAAATTCAAAAGGAAATCAAAGAGCAAGCGCAATCGGAGTGGACGAGGCTTGATGAATTTATTCGTTACTTGAATATGGACGAATCACCAGAAGTTATTATCGGTTACGCTCTTGATGATCGTGAAAAGACAGGCAATGGTTATCTTGAAATCATTCGAGATGGAATAGGGCGACCTGTTGGCATTGAATATGCCGACACACAATACATGAGGGTATGTAAAAAGACTGTTCCCGAAGAAGTTGAATACATTATGTTGGAAAATGGCCAAGAGAAGAAAGTAACACGCTGGAAAAGATTCAGGAAGTATGTTCAGATGGTCGATAATAAAAAAGTTTACTTTAAAGAATATGGAGATCCAAGAATAATGAATTCAGCAACAGGCAAATTCGATGATAGTACACCAGAAAATTTAAGAGCCACCGAGATATATCACATGAAGATTGGTTCTGGTACCTATGGAAAACCGAGATGGATTGGTAACCTCATTAGTTTGTACGGTGCTAGGAAAGCCGAAGAATTAAACTTAACGTATTTTACGAATGGCCGACATATTCCAGCTGCAATAACTGTATCGAATGGGAAGCTTGATGACACGTCCTATGAAGCCTTGCAAGATTACATGAATGACTTAACAGGTACTGAAAACGCTCATAAATTTCTTCTGTTAGAAGCGGAAGGGATTACAGAGGAAAAAATCATTAATGGCGATGAAAAAATAACGCCTGCAAAGGTTGAAATTAAATCGTTAGCAGAAATCTTGCAGCAGGATGCCCTTTTTCTAGAATATGACGAGAAAACACGACAAAAAATAAGGTCGTCCTTCCGATTACCTCCACTTTATACAGGAGAATCTCAGGACTTTAACAGAGCGACAGCCGACACAGCTAGAAAGGTTACGGAAGAGCAAGTGTTTCAACCTGAAAGAAAAGCCCTGGCAAGAGCGCTTAATACGCTATTCCTTGAGCCATTACGATTTAAGTACGTAAGGTTATCCGTTAGAGAAGCGGATTTTCATGACCCTGTAGAAATTGCAGAGGTGTTGGAACCATTTATTCAAGCTGGAGGGGTTGCTCCTAATGACTTACGTGAACTCCTTGGCCAAGTGCTAGGCAAGAGAGTTGAAGCATTCCCAGATGAATATAACATTCCGCTGCAAGTGTTGTTGCAAAGTGCTAATAATCCGTTAGCTGGTATGATGGATATCCAGAAATCGAAGGAAAAACAAATGGACCTTATCGACCTATTAAAAGATATGCGTGATGTGCTCGAGGGGTTGCACAAAAATGCATAAGATAGATAAATTGATTAAGAGTCTAAATGATTTCATTGCCAAGGTAGATGATGAAGAGAACATTGAGGACGTTGTTCCTGATTTCCCTGGACTTTATAAATTGCCTGCAATCATAGAGGATTACGAGATAACCGTTGCTAGATTGCTAAGGGCACAACGCAAGCGTTTTTTAAAGGCCTTTAATACATTTGTATCAAAAGATGATAAACAAACGCTAGAAGCCTTCCTTGTGTTTCTCAAAAGTGATCTTTTTGCAGCGGATGAATTTGCAGAGGAGTTTGGAGAGGAAACGGCTGAGTTTTTGCAGCTGACCGTCGAGGAATTAGCAAAACTCATGATGGAATCCATTGATAAGGATGTTCCGTTTGAAATCCTATCAAAACGAACAACTGATTGGATCCAAAATTGGTCAAAAGATTTAGCGGAGCTAATGCAATTGAATACGCATAAAGCATTAGAAAACGAATTGTTACAAGCTATTGAGGATGGCGATTCCATAGCGGAAGCAGAATTACGGATGAAAGAAATGCCACAATTTAATCGCAATCGAGCTAGAGCAACGGCAAGAACAGAAATATTAACGGCATCGAGTAGAGCACACTACGAATCATTTAAGCAAAGCCCAGCTGTAAAAGAAAAGAAATGGAAGCATAGTGGGGCGAAGAAAATAAATCCAAGAGCGACACATATGGCCATGGACGGAGTAACTATTCCTGTCGATGACTTTTTTTATGTTGACGGAGAATCAGGATTGTATCCACGAGATCCATCTTTCACTGCTAAAAATCGTGTTCATTGTGGGTGTGTGTTAGGACCTGTGGTTGATGAAGATATATTGGGGTTATCTAAAGATGAAAAAGAAAAGTTAAGACAAGAAGCGCTTGATGAAATGGGTGGTCCATCGACTAGCAGAAGGAATAATGGTAAAATAGAAGATGAGGTATCTTATCGTCCTATTGAAAATATTGAAGAATGGGATGAAAAGGTATCAGAACTTTGGAGAAATAAATTAACAGTTGCAGAAGCAACAGCTATTCGTAATTATACTGACGATGTATACAGGCCCATTAATAAATACTTACGAGAAAACAAATTAGACGGTTATTCTGAAGAAGAAATTAAGCAAATCATCAAGGACATTAGCAGCGGTATTTCTAAGTTTGATCTAGAAGATAACATTATAACTTATAGAGGTTTAGAAGATAACATTTGGAATTTACCTCCTGAAATACTAGTTGGTATGAAACTAGAAGAACAGTCATTTGTAAGTACATCCATAAATAAAGCAGTTTCTTTTGATGGTAGTTTTAAAGGGAAGGTTCAAATGGAATGGAGAATTCCCATGGGAACAGTCGGTGCTTATGTTAATAGTATTAGCGAATTTGATCATGAACATGAATTTTTATTAAATAAAGGTACCAAATATAAAGTTATAGATGCATTTGAAGAAGATGGGATAATCAAAATGATTGTAGAGGTGATAAACGGTGCTTGAGAAGTGGAAAAATGATAATTTATCTCCTGTTGGACTCAAAGAAAATGAGGATGGTACATTCACAGGTTATTTCTTTAAAAGTAATGGAACACCTCCGATCACTAAAGATTATGAGTCCGAAGAAGATTTCGAAGCCAACAAGGAAAAAGATCGCATTGAATTATTGCAGTTGAATCAAGAGTAGCTCTTTCTGTTTAAGGATATAACAGAGAGGGCTATTTTTTATGGATGGAAGGAGTTTACTTATATGAAAAGTATACTTACAAAAATATTTAAACTTATCGATTGAGAGGAGGTGAAACATAATGCCTAGAGAATTAATTAATGCAAATATCACTCATGTGTCATATGTAGACAAAGGCGCAAATCAAAAGCAGTTCTTCTTCACTAAATCGGATAAGCAGCCCGACTTTCAAAAAGAAGTGAAGCTATTTATTAATAAAGAAGATGAGGAACAACAATTGGTTTATGGTGTTGTCTATGAGCCTAATGTTGAAGATTCACACGGTGACTTTATGACTGCTGATTCTATCGAAAAAGCAGCTCACGGTTTTATGAAAGATGCTCGAAACATTGATACACAACATAATTTTGAATCTGGTGTTGGTGAAGTTGTGGAATCATATATCGCTCCTGCAGACTTTGAACTTGGAGATGAAACTATAACAAAAGGTTCATGGGTGCTTGTTACTAAAGCTAGTGATGAGATTTGGGAAGAGATAAAAAAGGGAGAAATCACTGGTTATTCGATGGCCGGTACTGCTGAAACAATTAAAAAACAGAATAAAAGACAAAATAAGAAGCCTGTTTCTAAGTCTGATGAAGGACAAGACGTGGAAATGAAAGGCTTTTTTGATGTTCTGAAAAGCTTTTTTACTGGTGATAAGGTTCAGAAAGGTGAACTTAGAGATAATTATGAACGTAATCAAAACCGGCGTAATCTTTGGTCTGCATGGGATGGTTTAGAAGAGGTTTTCTTTGGTTCTTTGTGGGATAATCCCACGGTTGGCATAACTGATTTTGAAAGGCTTGAAGAAGGCGTGAAAGAGTTTTTAGATATTCTTCAAGAAATTAAAGAATCAGGAGACATAAAAAAGGCGCTTGAAAATAAACCGGAAACCATTGCCAAAGCCGGTAAGAAAATCTCAACTGCTAACATGAACAAAATTAAAGATGCGCATGCCATGCTAGATGACTTAATAAATCAAGATGAGGAGGAAGATGAAGTGAAAAAAGAGGATATTGAAAAAATGCTTGACGAAAAGCTAAATCCGATTACCAAGCGATTAGATGATATTGAAAAAGAGGACGGTGGAGGGAACGACGATAATCTGGAAGATGATGTAATGAAACAATTTTCGGAAGTGCTTGACCAAAAGTTAGACCCGATTACTAAGCGCCTTGAGACTGTAGAAAAGGCGCGAGGGGTTTCTAATCAAGTGGACACAGAGCCAACCAATGTTCAGAAAAATGAAGGCCCATCTTATATGCGCCACTTTAATTAAGAGGAGGAAAAAATAATGAAAACTAATCAAGAAATTATTAACAAAGAAACAGCCATTGCTTCAATTAAGAAAAATATTGATATTCCAATGGCTGTTAAAGACGCAGAAGCGTTTTTGGTCGATACGATTAATAACGCCTCAACATTGCCGTCTTTATCACCTATTTATCGTGATGTTCCCGCTGGCAATCTCGATGTATTGAGTGTTGGTCGTCGTAAATTGCGCCAAGCTGGAAAGGATGACAAACCGACAGGAACTGATTCGATTGATAACCGCAAGATTCCTTATGCAGTTCGTAAAGTTCGCTGGGATGAATGGTTACAAAATGATGATGTGTTCTATTCGCAGTCAGCACGTGGGGATAACGCTGAACAAAAAGTAATTGACATGATCCAAAGCCAATTTGCTGTAGATTTACAGGATTTAATCTTTAATGGTGATACAGCTGCAACAGAAGATGCGGAATTTCTTGGTATTCTTGATGGCTTTGTAAAGAAAATGAAGCAATCTAATAACAAAACTGATTTGGCTGATCAAAAGCTCACCATTTTGGATTTTGTTAATCACATTCAGGTTCTGCCAGAACGTTATAAGAGCCATACGGACATTACATGGTTTCTTACTCAAGCAACGAATGATAAGCTTGTTTCATTGGTTTCTGAACGTCAAACTGGATACGGTGATGCCGTACTTCAAGACGGGAAAATCACTCGCTTGGCTGGATATCCAGTAGAAGTTGTTGCTGAAATGCAGAGCGGGTTTGCTGCATTAACTCCAAAAAGCAACCTTAAGCCTGTATTTACTCGTCAATTACGCTACATTCGTACTGCTGACGGAGCGACTGCTGCAGCTAAGGATGCAACGTACCATGTTCTTTATGCTTACTTGGACGCAATTGTTCGTGAAATTCCTGCAGTAGCATGGATGACTGGTGACAATCTCTAAGAAAGGAGTGTTTTCTATGGCCAGTGTACAATATAAAGCGCCTTGGGGTGTCCTGCATATAGGCAAAGGGCGCTTTTTTTATGCCGATGAACCTGTTGAAGTTGATGACTCGGATGAATTGTTATCAAAATTCCAAGATTTAGAGATTGAGAAAGGTGATAACGCCCCTACTGATCCAGATGACGGCGGAGGAGGATTGGAAGAAACAGAAGAAAATAAGGATCCAGAAAACGAACCTGAAACATTCACCACATCTTCCTTGAAAAAGTTTAATGCTGTAGAGCAAAAGGCTATTATCGAGAATTTGGGTGGTAATGTTGAAGAAACAAACAATGAAGATGAGCGAATCGCTCTAATTCTGCAGTTGCAGGAAGAAAAACCAGAAGAGAGCGATAACTAATGTCTATCACTCCTGAAGATGTAAAGAATTACAGCACCTTTGAATCAGTGAAAAATCGTCCTGAAACGCAGCTCAAAATGGATATTTTAGAAGCGGTAACTTATGTTAACTCAAAAATTGAAAAGCCATTAAAGGAATATGAAAAACTTCCAGACGAATTGGAGATTGCCTTATTAAAAGTGGCTCAATTTTATGCATTGGTTAACGGCGATGAATCCATTGTGAAAGGTTATAAGTCCGAAAAGATTGGGGACTATTCTTATACTCTTTCCGATGGAAGTAGCTTGTCTATGCCAGATGTTTCTGGTTTGCTTAATGCTTTCATGTCTGCAGATGAAAAAAAGACTAATGGTGTGTTTTTGAGGATGAGAGGTATATGAGTTATGAAAAACTATTAACGCATGAATGTGATATTTACCATTTAAAAACCAAGTTTAATGATGATAGCGGTTTTGGTATCCCTGCAGAAGATAGGCAAGAAGAATATTATTACGAAGAAGTTCCAGATGTTAAAGCGACTAAGTGTTATTTTGTTTCTAAAAGCCAATCGATTGTTCAAGGTGAGCCGAACACAGAAGTTGTAGAAGCATGGCTTGTTCATTTTTTTTTAACCGAAGATATTAGGACGAATAGCAAGGTTATATGGGATGGAGTTGCTTATAAGACCCAAAAACCACGTAAAATAAGAAACCATCATCAAGAAGTCGTGCTGATTAGGAGAGACAATCTATGAGTTTTGAAATTGAAGGCTTACAGGAATTCATTTCAGCAGTCAAAGAAGCGGCTGATGGTGGTTTTGCAGACCAATTAGGGTTATGGCTTGAAGGAATGGGGATGCAGTTTCTTGATCTTATTCAAGATGAGATTATCCGTACAGAAACGGTCGATACTCGAAGGTTATTAAACTCATTTAGCAGAAGCGATGAGGAAAATATGTGGTCCATATCAAGTGATGGATTATCGCTTGAAGTTGGTACCAATGTTAATTATGCAAGCTTTGCTAATGATGGCCATTTCACTGTTGATCCGAACTCTGGTAAGGATAGGCGTTGGGTTCCTGGTCGCTGGAAGGGTGACAGATTCGAATATGACCCTAGTGAAAGAGAAACAGGTATGCTATTAAAAATTCAATGGGTAGATGGATCTGGTTATTGGGATAATGCCTTGGCTATTTTTGACAAGATGTTTGAAAAAAGTTTAGACAGATTGCTTCAGAAGTGGCTTGATTCACATTTTTAAGGGGGGTGATTGGTTGAATCAAGAAATAGGTTCTATTATGGGATTCTTTTATAAGGTGTTTCCGGTGAAGATTTACGAATTGGAAGTACCGACAGATTTTGTGGTACCATCCATGTATTTCCCATCCCCACTTGTTTTTGATGGCAATGATAGTAATCAAACATACATGAAAACTTATAACTTATCTATTAAGTTATTTCATCATGATTCAAAACAAGCTTACAGAGAAGCAGAGAATATTGCTGAGAAGATAAATGGTAATCGAAATGTTATACCTCTTTTAGACATTAAAGGATTAGAAACGGGCGATTATATCCGTTTTACAAGGGTAGAGGTAAGAATCGGAGATAGAGGGGTGGCCAACATCATTCTGCATTGGGATAGTCGCTATTATTATCATCAACCAGAGATCCCAGCTATCCAATATCTAGAATTTGAAAGTGGGGTGAAGTAATGAGTGCTGCAAAACAGCAACAGAATAAGCAGGCAGAAGTGAAAAAAGAAACATCCGCCTCTGTCACTTCAACAGCTTACAAGGAACCAGAATTTTCTTTGACTGAATTAAGAAAGCACAGTCGCAAACTATTTGGCGTAAAGCCAGAGGTTTTCGATGGTGCTTTTTTTAATACAAAAAAACACACATCAACAAAACGAGAAGCGGAGAAGTTGATTCAAAGCTATCTTAAAAGGGAGGTAAAGTAATATGAATGGTGGAACATTTACGCCCGGCGTTGAAAAAGTACGCCCTGGTATTTATTTTAATTTTCAGATGAAAGCAAATGAACGAATCTCTACAGGTGATCGTGGTAGAGTAGCCCTCCCTTTAGTCCTTGGGTGGGGAAAATCAAAAGAAATGATTGAAATTAGCGGTGAAAATGATGCAAGAGACCGCTTAGGGGTAGATATATCAGACCCTACCATGGGCTTGCTTCGTGAGGCCAAAAAGAAAAGTGCTACAGTGCTTGTTTATCGTGTGAATGAAGGAGAAAAAGCAACCGCTACATTGGGTGAATCGCAAAAGGTTACTGCTGCTTATGGTGGTATAAAAGGTAATGAGTTGCATATTGTTGTGGAACCTAACGTGCTCGATGAGACTAAAAAGGATGTAAAAACATTCTTTGGTCTACGTGAAGTTGATAAGCAGGTAGTTTCTTCATTCGACGAATTGCAATCTAATGACTTTGTTGTATTTGAGGGTTCTGGTGTCTTAGAAGGTACTGCAGGTACAAATCTAACAGGTGGATCAAATGGAACGATTACGAGTGAAGATTACATTGATTTTATCAGTGCTGCTGAATCAGAGTATTTCGATACTATTGGGTTACCAGTAGATGATGAAGCAGTAAAGACTACTTTTGTATCTTTCATTCGCCGTCTGCGTGACGAGCAAGGCGTTAAGGTGCAAGGTATCTTGCCAAATTATCCAGGGAACTATGAAGGAATTATTAATGTTACCAATGCGGTAGTATTAACAGATCGCGAATTGACTGTTCCGGAAACAGTAGCATGGGTTGCAGGAGCAAGTGCTGGAGCTACTCTGCAACAGTCGCTTACTTTTATGGAGTACGAGGGAGCAGTTGATGTTAAACCACGCTTTGACAACGATCAAATAGAGCAGCGACTTCAAAGAGGAGAATTCTTGTTCACTTTTAATCCGCGAGATAAGAGCGTAACAGTTGAACAAGATATTAACTCGATTACAGGCACAAGCAAGATGCGAAAAAACAAAATTGTACGTATTCTCGATGCGATTAATAACGATATTACTCGCAGTTTAAAAGAAGCTATTAAAAATCGAAAAAATATTGGACAAGATATTCCGGCTAACGGAGATGGAGTACAAATTGTACAAGCAGCAATTTCTATTTACTTGAATGAATTGCAAGAAAACAATATTATTCAGAATTTCGACCCTAGTGAGGACATTATAATCAAGTTGACTTCTGCAGGGGATGGAATTGCTACCCAAATTGGAGTACAACCTGTCGATAGTGCAGAGAAGTTTTATTTTACAGTCGTAGCCGAATAGTCAATTTTTTAAAAAGGAGTGAATCACATGGGACTACGATCTAGAGACGTTATAAGCGGAAAAGAAGGCCGCTTATTCTTAGAAGGAGAAGAAATGGCTCATATCAAATCATTTGAAGCAAATGTTGAAAAGAATAAAGAAGAAGTGCCAATTATGGGACGCCGTATGATGGGACATAAAACAAATGGCGCTAGTGGAGCAGGAACAATGACTTTGCATAAAGTTACATCTCAGATGGTTAAAATCATGATTAATTATGTGAAAACAGGTGTGGATCCGTATTTTACGTTGCAAGCAGTACTTGATGATAAAACATCTGGAAGAGGCACGGAACGAGTTACTCTGTATGAAGTAAACTTTGATAGTGCTAAGGTTGCTGGACTTGACGTGGAGGCAGCCGCATTGGAAGAAGAAGTCCCATTTACTTTTGAGGATGTTGATTTACCTGAGGAACTGAAGTCTACATTTGATTAATCAAAGAGCGATGCATTTCGCTCTTTATTCTTACTTAATAAAACTATAAGGGAGAGATATAAATTGGCTGAAAATCAAGAACAAGTATTAGATTTATCATTCTTTATGCCGGGTAAAGCAGAAGTTGTAGAGGAGGTAAAGGCACCTATTTCTACACGCTTTAAGGATAAGGCAGGAAATTTAATTCCATTTGTTTTTAAACCCATTTCTACTGAAAGAGTAGATGAAATTGAAAAAATGAGTATGAGGAACATTGTACGGAAAAATCGCGTTGTTGGTAAAGAAGTAGACCAATCTAGATTTATGGCTAGGATTGCAGTAGAAACAACTGTGTATCCAAATTTTAAAGCTGAAGAACTACGTAAGGCCTATAAAACGGAAGACCCAGTAGAGGTTGCCAAAAAGGTTCTTCATGTTGCTGGAGAATATTCGGAATGGATTTCAAAAGTGTCAGATGTAAATGGTTTTGACCAGTCTGTTGAAGATTTGGAAGAAACAGCAAAAAACTTATAAAAGATGGGGATAAAGATGCAGTGTTCTTGCATTATGCTTTACATGAATTGCATTACTCTCCGTCTGAATTAGTTGAAATGTACGAGTTGCCAAGGGAGTTCAAGGCATTTATGTACGGATCCATTTCTTTGCACTTGGAAGAGCGAGCGAAAGAAGCCGGAAAGAATAAACAATAAGAAAGGGGTGACTATGGAATGGCGAAGTTAACGGCTCGTTTTGATATGCAAGATAAGATATCCAAAAAGTTGAGAGCATTACAAGGAAATTTGGAAGGCATTGAAAAGTATAGGCGAAGTTTAGAAAAGCCAATGATTCTAAAAGCGAGAGATGAAGCAACAAAGAAGATGAAAAGCATAACCTCTTATGCTGATAAGCATATGGTGAAAAAGCGGTCCATTACTATTGAAATGGCAGATAAATTTACTAAACCTGCGAAAGGTATAAATAGATATCTGGAACGTAGAATGCCTAAAAGTTGGGCAATTGCAATCGAAGCGAAAAACAAAACAAAGACTGTTATGGAGAATGTGAAGCGGTATTTAAACCGACATTTAGCTAAGCCAAGATATCTTCTTGTTGAAGCGAGAGACAGGGCTACGAGTGTAATTCATCGTATTTCAAACTATGCACGTCGTTCTTTGGGAAAAGGCTATAACTATTCTGTCCGTGCAATTGACATTGCGAGCAAAACGGTCGGACGTATCGCTGCATATACACGGACAGCTTTGCCTGCATACCGAAATTTCACCATTAGAGCAATAGATCGGGCTACTAATGTTATAGGCTCTGTTAAAAAGGCTTTATTTTCTATTCCGTCTATGATAACTGTTGGTATCACGATGCTCGGTGGAAAACAATTCTTAGATTCCACATTAGGAGCCGCAGCAAGGATGGAACTTTCTCAAGTACAGGTTACAAGTCTTTTTGGTAAGAATCAAAAAGCAGCGAAAGAGTTTTTTGGTTTTCTAAACAATGCTGGCGCAAATTCAATGTTTAGTCAAGAAGATTTTTTTGGGTCCGGGAGAGCGTTCGTTCCGTTAACAAAGAACTTGAAAGAATTGAAATATGCTGTTGATATTACAGAAAGGTTAGCTGCGTCTAACCCGGCAGAAGGAATGGAAGGTGCTTCTTTCTCTATACGTGAAGCTTTATCAGGAGATATAGTGAGTTTGGCTGAGAGGTTTAACTTACCAAAAACTATGCTTAAATCAATAAAAAATGCTCCATCTCTACAGAAAAAATTAGAGGCGGTTGACAAAGTTATAACCGATATGGGATATAGTCAGGAGTACTTGGAAAAAGTTAATGGAACTGGTTATGTGCGTTGGCAAAAATTACTTGATACAACAAAATTGAAGTTCACAGAATTTGGAAAAGAAGGGTTAACTGCCGCCAAGCCTTTAATTGAAAATTTGAATCGTATTGTTGAAGGGAAAGGTTTTGAACAATTTGGTCAATTTATAAGTGATGGAATTACTTGGAGTGTAAAAAAAGCTAATAATTCTCTTGAAAAACTTGAAAAATATTTTAAAAATCCTGATTTTAAAAAGCTCGACTTTGAAGGAAAAGTTAAATTCATCATGGATGATTTGGGTGAATGGTGGGATAAAACAGGGCGTCCATGGCTAGCAGATGTTAGCAAAGATGTTGGAGCTGCTATTTTTGATGGTATTGTCTGGGGTGTTAAAGAAGGAATTAAAGGCATTGGTTCCATGTGGGCGGATGCGTTTAAAAACCCAAGTTTGGAAGGTTTTGCTGGCGCAGGTATAGCAACAGTGATTGCGGCATCAATTGCTTCTTTGGTCCTTGCGCCATTAATGACTGGTATTAAAGGTGTTGGAAAGGTAGCAGGCGGCATTTGGAAAACTGGTAAAAAAGTATCTGGGTGGTTTAAGAAAGGTAAAGGACCAAAACCTCCATCAAGTAGTGGAAGATTGAAAAAAGCAGCAACGTCAAGGAAGAAGCCTGTTTATACTCAACCATGGTTTGAGAAAGGGAAGAAGCCTGAATTAAATAGACCTAATAAGAAACCTTCTGTATTCTCCAAAATACCTAAAGGGTTTGGAAAAGGTGCTTCTAATATAGCTAGATTTGGAAAGAAAATTCCTGTACTAGGGGCGGTTTTAGGAGGTCTATCCATTTTAACGGCTCCTAAAGGAAAGAAAGCGGAAGCTGCTGGTGGATTAGGTGGTGGACTTGGCGGTGCGGCTACAGGTGCTGCAATCGGGTCTGTTGTTCCAGGAGTCGGTACGGCAATTGGAGGAGTTCTCGGTGGTGTTGCTGGTTCATTTGGTGGAGAAGCACTAGGTGGTTGGCTCGGCGATAACTGGGATACTATTAAAACAAAAGCTGGAGAAGCAGCGGAATCTGTTGGAAGTTCATTTAATAAAACAAAAGAAAAAATAGCTAGCACTTTGTTTAGTGGAGATTGGTGGAGCGAGAAATGGGAAGGTGTTAAGGGCTGGACAGCGGAAAAATGGACCAATGCTAATGAAACATGGAATACAGTTAAAGAAACCATTTCAAGTACTATATTTAATGGTGAATGGTGGTCTGAAAAATGGAATGGTGTAAAAGAGACTGCCACTTCTACTATATTTAGTGCTGGATGGTGGGCAGAACAAGGAGGAAAGGTTTACGGTTTCCTTGAAAGTACCATATTTAGTGGTGAATGGTGGTCGCAAAAATGGCAGGAAGTTAAAGAATTGACTGCTGGAACAATGTTTAGTAGTGAATGGTGGAAAGAAAAATGGGAATTGGTTAAAACTTGGACTGCTGAAAAATGGGATTCAGCTGTTTCTATTTGGAATTCCGTCAAGAATAAGTTTTCTGAAACAGTATTCAGTAGCGACTGGTGGCATAGCAAATGGGAATCCGTGAAAGGGTGGACCCAAACTAAATGGGATTCAGCGCAAGTAGTTTGGAGTTCCGTTAAAACAAAAATGAAAGACACTATATTTAGCGGAGATTGGTGGCTTGGAAAGTGGGAAGATGTAAAAGGTTGGACACAAGAAAAATGGGATTCAGCACAGAGTGTTTGGGATTCGGTAAAAACCTCTCTTGGAGATACGCTATTTGATGGAGAATGGTGGAAAGGAAAATGGGGTCAAGTCAAAGATTGGGCACAAGAAAAATTAAGTGGTGTAGGTAGTTGGGTATCAGGGTTAGTTGAGGATGTGAAAGAACGATTTAGTTCTGGTCGTGAAAAAGGAAATAAAGCAGCTAAAAAATATGCAAACGGTGGTTACATTAATAAACCCCATATTGGTTTAGTCGGGGAAGCTGGTCCAGAAATGATTATCCCGTTGTCTGCCAATCGTCGAGGTCGAGCAATGGATTTGTACAATCAAACGGGAAAAATGCTGGGTGTTCGTCCATATGCAAATGGAGGCCAAGTTGGAGGTTCGGTTAAGCCAGTTAACCCTAAAAAGCTTCATGCTTCTGTTAATGTTGGCGCTGTTTCTGTTCAAGGAATAGATAAAGAAGCTAAATTGTACGGTGAATCATTCACCAATGCAGTTGCTAGAGGAATAAACGGCAACGTTGTTCCTATTAGCACTTGGAAGAAAAATAATATAGAGACCCCAATGCAAGGCGTGATTAAACAAGCTGTTGACTATGGTGCTAACACTGTCACGTCGTTTTCTGCTGGTCAAAATGCAACACCAACCAATACAACAGCTTATCTAAACAGACAGGTGAAAACTCCTTTTAAAGTAATAGAAGGTGGAGCTCCGCAGTGGGGATCAGGTACAGTCGCTGGATTTAGATCTGGTCAAAATGCAACACATACTGGGACAAAACCTTATCTATTCACTAATGTTCATACTCCTTTTAATGAAACAAAAGCAAAAGGAAGTAGTTGGGGCTCAGGTACTGCATCTGAATTCATATCTGGATTGAGGTCAAAAGGTGACCAAGTTAGAGAAGCTTCAAAGTATTTGGCCAAACAAGTAGAAAAAACATTTAAACAAGAGTTGGGTATTCATTCACCTTCAAGGGTTATGGCTCAATTAGGAAAGTTTGCTTCACTTGGTATTGTTAAAGGGCTTGGTGATGTGGATATTAAGGAGTTTGCCGAAAAACAGGCAGGGTCTCTGGCTTCGGCATTTGCTGGGATGGGGTCTATTGGTGGAAACATTAGTGAGTGGATTCAAGCAGCTATGACGATTACAGGTGTTCCATCGTCATGGTTAGGGCCGCTGAGTGTAATTGCGCAAAAGGAATCTGGTGGTAATCCAAAGGCGCAAAATAACTGGGATATTAACGCAAAGCGCGGTATACCATCAAAGGGGCTTATGCAAACAATAGGACCAACTTTCAACGCATTTAAGGGGAAAGGATTAAACGATATTTTTAATCCTGTTCATAACGCTGTAGCTGCAATAAACTACATTAAAAGCAGATACGGTAATGTATTTAATGTTCCTGGGATAAAATCTATGGCTTCCGGTGGTGCTTATCGTGGTTATTGGAAAGGAACAAAAGGACCTTTGAGAAGTGCAGAAACAGCTTGGGTAGGTGAACGTGGTCCTGAGCTTGTTAATTTACCAAGAGGTTCAGAAGTTCTGTCACATAGAGAAAGCAAACGAGTGGCATCTAATCAAGTATCAGCTGCTATTGGAACAGGAAGTAAAAGCTCTAAGTCAGCTGGGAGAATACGGGATATCATTATTCAAATTACTGGTGACAATCACTTTAATGGTGATTCTGACATGAATAAATTAACAAACAAAGTTAAACGAGTCATCGAGGAATTACTTGATGAAGAATACAATGAGGGGGGAGAACTGGTAGTTTATGACTAAAAGTATTTATGAAATATGGATATCAACAGCTGATAATAAGGATAGGTTAAGATTACCAGTACTTCCTTCATCTCTTTCTTTATCTATTGGAAATAAAAATGAAGCCATTGATATATCTAATTTAGGTGAGGTAACTGTCATTCAGGATCCTGCGCCTAAAAAGATTCAATTGTCATCATTTTTTCCTAAGCATCAAACACCAATAGTAGATTATAAAACCTTTCCAACTCCTTGGGAAAACGTTCAAAAAATTGATAGATGGCAAAAGTCAAAGAAACCACTTCGTTTAGTAGTGACCAAGACGAAAATTAACGTTCCGGTATCTATTGAAAACTTTAATTACCGAGAAGAAGGCGGATCAGTCGAGGACATCTATTATGATCTTACTTTAAAAGAATACAAGTTTGTATCTGTTCGAAAAATCAAAGTCAAAATACCGAAGAAGCCAAAAAGACCGAATCCAAGGCCGAAACCAAGAACCCATACTGTAAGGCGTGGAGATACCTTATGGGATTTATCTAGAAAATATTATGGTAACAGCCTAAAGTGGAGAAAGATATGGAATGCTAATAAATCCATGATGGTGAAACGGGATAAAAGGAACCTTAGACAACCAGGCCACTGGATTTATCCAGGCCAACGGCTACGCATTCCTTGATAAATCCTTGTAAAGAAGGTGTTTATGTTGTGATTGAACTATTTTTAGTGAAAACCGGTGAAATGGTAGAAATACCTACTCAGTCCATTACGTGGTCTGGTCAAAGATATAAAGCAGCAAGAAAAATAATGGCCAACATTCTTTATACAGATAAAGGCGGTTTACAATATACAAAAATTGAAGAAGGAAATACGGTTCTTTTTAAATGGAAAGGAAAAGAATTATTTCGAGGAACTGTTTTTAGCAAGAACAAATCCAAAAGTGGACTATTAAATTTAGTGGCATATGATATGTTGCAGTATTTACTGGTTAATAAAGATGTGTATGTATTCAATAATCGACGAGCAGATCAAATTATTAGCCGTATTTGTCGTGACTTTCAAATACCATACCGTGTGGTTTCAAATACAGGGGTAGTTTTAAACGAGGTTCATACAAATGAAACGACATTGTATGATATTGCTTTAAGAGCTTTAGTTAATACTGAAAAGCAAAGCGGAAAACGGTATAATCTCTATTCCGAGAAAGGAAAACTTGTACTAAGTGAACAAAAAATTTCTAGTAATCAATGGGTATTGGAAACAGGGGTAAACTTAATTGATTATAATTATGCTACTTCTATTGAGGAAACAGCTACCCAAGTTAAATTGGTTAGTGGAGATGCTAATAGAACAATTTCCGTGACTGTATCAGATAAAAGTGGTCGTAAAAAATTTGGGGTGCTGCAACATTTTGAAAGAGTTACGGACAAAATTAATCAAGCGCAGTTAAATACTCGAGCCAATAGCCTTCTTAATGAGAAAAAGGGTATTCAAAAGAATTTAGAAGTTACTGCAATAGGAATACCTGAAATAATCAGTGGACAGCCAATTTATGTAGTAGAAAATGAAATAGGTGTGAAGGGTACTCGTTTTGTTGATACTGACACACATTATTTTAAAGGTGATTATCACGATATGAAATTGAAATTGATCGATAGAAATACAAGGGCGGTATTGTGATGAGTATAGGGCAAACAATTAAAAAGATGGCAAAAGAAGCTGTAGATGCAAGTAAACCATTGCAATTCGTTGAAGGTGTTATTCATTCTATATCACCAGTTCAATTACGTTTGAAACAAAATGATAAATTAATTATTCCTAGCGATTTTATTCATGTTGCTCGACATCTAACACAGCATACAAGAACTGCAACAATATCAACAGGAAGTGTAGGAGAAAAAATGACCTTAGCGGGAGATCCTGAACATGCTCACAACATTCATTCAATTACACTTAACAATGCAACGATTCATTTCTCAAATGCTTTGCAAACAGGTGATAAGGTGATGGTTGCTGTTATTCAAGGAGGGCAATCATTTTTTATTATTGATAAATTCTAGGTGGTGAAAAAATGCTGTCACCAGAACTTGATTTTGAAGATTTTACAGAAGATGAATTGAAAGAGGAGACATCACGTACTTATCGTATTGATTTTGAAAAAGGGGAAGTAACGAATGAAATAATATATGGATTAGAAGCTATACAACAATACATTTATATGGCCTTACGTACTCCTAGATTTTCACACTCTATATATTCAGATGAGATTGGTTCAGAAATAGATGAATTGCTATCAGATAAAGAAGTCAGCGTAGATTTCATTGAAATGGAGATTCCAAGACTTGTAGAAGAAGCGCTTATCTATGATGAACGAATAAGTAGTGTTGGTGATTTTGAACTGAAAAGAATTGGAGAAGAAATACATGTTAAATTTACAGTTACCTCCATCGATGGAGAAATAGAAGTAGAGGAGGTGCTTTAGTTTGGAAGAAGAACAAAGCTATGAAGCTATACTAGAGCGCATGCTTGAACGTGTTCCTGCTAATATAGATAAGCGTGAAAATAGTGTAATATGGAACGCTCTTGCTCCTGCAGCAGCTGAACTTGCGATGAGTTATATATGGATGAATCAAATACCAACTTTAGCATTTTTAGATACTGCAGAAGGAGAATACCTCGAAAGACGTACAGCGGAATTTGGGATTAATAGAAAGCGAGCAACAGCAGCAGTAAAAAGAGGATTATTCTATGGAGAAGACGACACGCCTTTTGATATACCAATAGGAAGTCGTTTTTTTATTAATGATTTGCACTATATGACAACAGAAAGGATATCTGCAGGGCAATTCTCATTAACTTGTGAAGAATTGGGAGTGAAAGGAAACCTACCGAGTGGTGCTCTTTTATCATTAAACACTATTCCTGGGTTAGAGCGTGCCATCATGATAGATATCATTGCAGCTGGTGAAGATGAAGAATCAGATGAATCATTAAGAACGCGTCATTATCAAATGGTTAATGAACCTGCATTTGGTGGGAATATAGCTGATTACCGACATAAAATTAATTCAATAACAGGAGTCGGTGGAACGAAAGTTTTCCCTACTTGGAATGGTGGTGGTACAGTAAAATGCGTGTTTATTGGTGCAGATTACTTAAAGCCATCAAAAGAACTGGTCTCTTCTATTCAGGAAACTATGGATCCAGAAGTAAATAAAGGACAAGGAATAGGTGTAGCTCCAATTGGGCATGTAGTGACCATTGAGGCAGTAGAGGAGACTCCAATAGAAATTCAGACATCTTTGGCGCTAGAACGTGGGGTATCAGTCCGAAGCGTAGAAGATAACATCAAAGAAATTTGCGAGAAATATATGATGGATTTACGAAAAACATGGGAGAATGATATGAATTTGGTAGTCAGGACAAGTCAAATTGAAGCAAGGATATTAAATGTATCAGGTGTGCTAGATGTTTCAAATACACTTTTAAATGGACAGGATGCCAATATTGAGATTGAATCTACGAATATTCCAATGCTAGAAGGGGTGTTTCTATATGAATCGACTTCTTAGCCGTCTTCCTGATCTATTACATGGTATTCGAGATTTTCAGGCATTAACCGAAACAGAAAAACTGGAGTTTAATCAACTAGCTGAGAGCATAGATAAAACACTAGATGATCAGTTTATTGAGACAGCTACATTAAAAGCAATTGAGCGTCGGGAGAAAATGCTTAACATTATTGCGGACCCATCTACCGAATCATTAGAGAATAGAAGAATAAGAATATTGAATCGCTATCAAACAAAGCCACCATTTACAAAACGCTATTTACAGAAACAGTTAGATACTTTACTTGGAGTCGGAAGGTCGCATGTAACCGTTAATCCAGAGGAGTTTATTTTAACTGTAACAACCAGCATTGACGATGCTTTTCTGTTTCGGGAAATGGAGTATACGATAAATACCGTTAAACCAGCTAATATACTTTATCAACAAGAAACTTCAATTATAGAACGATTATTAATAAAAGAAGCAGGCAAAAAACAAGTCTTAACTCGAAATACAAGGCTTGGAACAACTTGGAAATTAGGCAGTACCCCATGGGCTGATAGGGAAAATGAGGTGGTCATTTTTGATTAAGCAACCTTTTATAAACGATGTAGCAAGATATATTGAACAACAAATAACAAGTGTCAGACTAAATAACTCGTATATAATCAATGGTTTTGTTGTTAAAGAAGTACAGGGCTGTTGTGTATCCATGGAAATATTAGTGAAACATGGAAGTATTGACACGATTACGGTAATTGATTTATTGGATGAAGATGGTGAAGTAATAAGTACAAATGACGTAGTTGTACCGATTACTTCAGATACCGTCATACTACAATCATTTGAAGTAAGGGAGGGGTAGAATTGGTTTTTGACAAAAAGTCATGGGAATTTGATGACGTTGTTACTGAGGATGACGCAAACCGATGGGAAGTCGGCATTGATGAAGCACATAAAACAATAGGAGAGCATGCTGGAAATAAAGAAAACCCACATGGAGTAACGAAGAATCAAGTAGGGCTTGGGAATGTTGATAACGTTAAACAGGAAACGCCTTCAGGTGCACAAGAAAAAGCAAATGAAGTTAAAAATTGGGTTAAGAATTATAGTATTGGAACGTCTCTTCAGCACATTGACCCAAATGTAGTTAATAAAACAGGTTTTTATGTGTTTACAGAAAATACCCCTACTTCAGATGGCGCATATTATGGTTATCATTTAGAAAGAAGCATTGATTGGGCAGCTCAATTTGTAATGCGTGGTGGAACAGATAAAGCGTTTTTTAGAACTAAGAATCTAGGAAAATGGCAAGAATGGCATGAAGTTGTGCAAAAAGATTGGTTATCAAGCTTTGGAATAAAAGATGATGAAGGTCTTTATGTATCAGACTTAAATAATATTAATAAATCTGGTTTTTATACTGCTGATGAAAATACTGCTAATGTTCCTGCAAATACTTTTACACAAGTATTTTCTTCAATGAGAAATAACAGTGCTGGCTCACAATTGGCAATATGTAGATATTCAGGAGCAGAAAGTAGATTTTTTTTTAGAAGCCAGTGGAGTGGCACTTGGACTAATTGGGAAGAAATTGCTACAAAAGAGCAATTAGAATTAGTAGCTAGCCATGCTAGACACAAAGGTAATCCACATAATGTTACGAAATCACAAATAGGACTTGGGAATGTTGATAATTATGGAACATCTACTCAGTCACAAGCAGAAACTGGTAGCCATAATCACAGTTTCATGACACCATTACGTACAAAACAAGCTATTGACAAGCTAGCTCCTACTCCTTCAAAAGCAGATATAGGACTTGGAGATGTTGATAATATAAAACAAGCATCGAAAGTTGAATTTGATTCTCATGTCAACAATACTAGTAATCCTCACAATGTAACCAAAGAACAAGTAGGCTTAAGCAATGTTGATAACGTAAAGCAAATGCCATTGAGGACGACAAGATTTAATGGCGTAGATTTAAATAATTTTAAAGACCCTGGCGTATATGCTCTTGGAGAAAATATTGAAAACTCTCCTTCTAGATATTGCACTTTAACCGTTTTTACTTCTTATTCTGATAGGATAGTACAAATGATAACTGATGCGGGAGGTAACGAAATATTTTATAGATCTTGGAAGTCTACTGTTTGGTCCAATTGGCTTACAATTGCTTCGACTGACAAAGTGACAAGTGAATTTATAAATATTATTGAATATAGAGATGGCTCCATACCTCCAAATATGTATCCTAAAGGAATTACTATTTTTGAGTTTTCAGATGGATTAAATAATGGATTCCCTGTTGGTTATGGTACAGTAACAACAATAAAGAATCACAATACTAGGGCATTCCAAATATGCCATGGAAAAGATGTTGGTTTATATACTAGAGGTGTAGCTACTCAAGGAGATAGATTTTTAGATTGGGTAAAGATAGAAACAGAAAGAGGTTCTGAAATAAAAATAGACGCATTGCAAGAATGGATAGAAAGTTTTGGTATAGGCTCTAATGCTCAATCTGCAAATTTTGATACTGTTAATAAAACAGGATTTTATGGTTTTACAGGTGGAACAAAGCCATTTAGTACAGGCATGGCATTTTATGGTTATCATCTTCAAAGAAGTAGTGATTATGCTTCACAATTTGCAATAACTAGTGATGGATATAGAGCTTTCTATAGGGGGAAAACAACTAGTGGTTGGAATAAATGGCATGAGATGGTTACCAAAGAAGGATTGCAAGAAATTGAGTATGAATTAGAAGAAGCAAATACGATCATAAATGGTGGCTTGAAACTATCCGACGGGATTTTTGAAGGTGGGCTTGAGCCATCTTTTTCAACAGCTAATTATATAGGTTTATCAAGTGGAAATGCGATTATAGGTGGACTCCCTTATTATTACGAAGAAAATAATACTAGTCACGATGTATCAGGAGTAAGAGATGGCAAAATGTATAGATATGTTGTCCAGTTAGATTTGAAGACAGGCAATATTAAGGTAGTGAAAAAAGAAGAACACGGCAAATACCCGCCCCTAATTAGGAATACGGAGGTATATGAATTGTCAATAGCTACTGTTGAGCCGGATCCGGATCCATATATGGCATACAAAATCACAGACACGCGACAGGATGAAACGATATGCGGATTCGTAAAACCATTAAATAAAGATTTACCAGTAGCACCGCAGGAATAATGTTTGATGAGGGGTGTAAACATGGCTCAAAATAAGTTAATGCTTATACGAATACTATCACAAGACTTATATTTGCTAGGAGAAATTGATAGTGAAATAAATAATTTAAAGATGGATATTGAATCGGATGAATTTATCTTAAACAAGTTAAGTGAATAATTTTATAAAATATCAAAGCATCTCAAACGAGGTGCTTTTTTAATACCAAAAAACAGGAGGTACATGATGGTAGACACGATTATTAATATGGCAAAAACAACAACGGCAGTCGCATCTGTCGTTTTTGCATTTTTATATGGGGGTTGGACAGTGTCGCTAATAGCTTTAGTAGTGTTTGTCGTATTGGATTATATAACAGGTATAGCAGCAAGTGCATATGAGGGTAAGTTATCAAGTAGAGTTGGATTTTGGGGCATTGGCAAAAAGGTATTTATCTTCGCCATGGTTGCCACAGCACACGTAATTGATCTAGTGCTGATTGATGCAACGGATATTGATGCTTTTGTAATGACGGCCACTATTTACTTTTACATTGTAAATGAGTTGGTATCAATCTTAGAAAACGCAGGTAGATTAAGTCTGCCTATTCCAAGTCCGATCCGTAAAGCAATAAATATTTTCCAAGGTCGATTTAGCGACTATGACGATGATCAGTTAAAAGAGAAAAACGTTGATTAAGGCGCTCATTCGCGGGTGCCTTTTTAGCATAAAATATTAAAAAGGAGAGGTTTAATAATGCCAGAAATTATAAAAGATTTTTTACCACGATCACTTAAAAACCAACGTCCAGGGAATCCAATGACACCTAAATACATCACAGTCCACAACACAGCCAACTCTAGCAAAGGAGCAGACGCTGAAATGCATAGTCGTTACTTGCATAATGGTGCAGGCGGCAGAGTGGTAGGTTGGCATTTAACAGTAGATGACAAAGAAATCTATCAGCATTTGCCGACCGACGAAAATGGATGGCACGCTGGTGATGGCAATGGCGATGGAAATATGAGTTCTATCGGTATAGAGATTTGTGAAAATAGCGATGGTGATTTTGATAAAGCTGTTAAAAACGCCCAATGGCTTGTTAAGAAACTTATGAAAGAGCATAACATTAGCATTAACAATGTGGTTCCTCATAAACATTGGTCAGGGAAAAATTGCCCACGCCTTATGCTTGGTAATTGGGATGAATTTATAGAGGGTATTAAAGGAGCTAGCGGAACTGTAGACGCACCTAGCCAACAAGTTGGGTCTGAAACAGTAACTAATGGTTCTGTTGTTGACTACCTTAACAGCATTGATAAAGATGCTAGTTTTAGTAACCGCGCAAAATTAGCCAAACAATATGGTATTAAAGGGTATAAAGGTACTGCAGATCAAAACCTTGAGTTGTTAAATAAACTTAAAAAAGGCAAGCCTTTATCTAAACCATCGAAATCCATAAAAGTTGGCAGCAAGGTATACCTAAGCAAGGGAGCGAAAAAATATGCTACTGGTGAAAATATACCGTCTAGCATTAAGGGTAAAACCTACACTGTACAGCAAGTTAAGGGGAATAAAGTGCTGCTCAAGGAAATTTATTCGTGGGTTTACAAATCAGATGTAGGTGGTTCTAGTAAATCTACCGCATCCAGCAAACCAAAATCATTTAAGCCAGGACAAAAAGTAACGGTTAAAAAATCAGCAAGTAAATTTGCGACTGGAGAGTCCATTGCTGACTTTGTTAAGGGTAATAGCTATAAGGTTAAACAGGTTAAGTCTGATCGTGTACTGCTAGATGGTATTATGTCTTGGGTGCGTAAATCGGACGTGTATTGATATTGAAAAGCCTACTCCTTTTATTGGGGTAGGCTTGATAAATCATCTATAAGTATATCTATATCGTTTTTGTTGACTGATGTTTCTTTTAGGTTATAGAGAAAATTTTTTGTTCCCTTTGCCGTTGCGTTGAAGTAATTAACTTCATATCTACTTCCAATATAGCTAAGAACAGCAAAGGACACATTTATTATGTAACAGCTAGCAAAAAAATATGTAAAAGTGGAGTAAATGAAAATAAGCCTGTCTCAACTAATTTAGATAAGTATAAAATCTATCATAAGGTAAGAATCTGTATTAAGTGTTTGGTAGCTCTAGGAATGTGAAATAACAAGACATGGGTTTAGTTAATTAATTTTGTGTTGACGAAGAAGTGTTTTAGGTATTTATGTATAAGAAAATTGTTAGTTGGTAAAAATATTCTATGATTAAGAGTCAATATTATACAGGAGGTACTTATAGAAATGTCTAATGAACACACTTATGAACACGCCTGGTCTTGTGAGAAGCCCTCATCTGAATCTCATACTTGGTCCTTTAAACATGCATGTGATGCGTGTTTACTGTAAATTCATGTTGAACATGGAATAGACTATAGAGTAACTGATATCACATTTGAAGATTTAGGTAGAGAAACAAAAACTCATGTTGATTGGACTGGTAAGAGAACTTGGAAATGTACACACAAGGTTAAAGCTACTTATAAAGTTGAACATAGGGGATCAACTGAAACGTTGGCTGATATGGAATACTTTGAAGAGATACTTAATATGAAGTACAAAGTAAAAAATGTAAACTATGGCATCTAATTTGATTTAAGTAAACATAATGTCCTGCCTTTTGGTGGGACTATTTTCAATGTAAGAGTTTGTGGTAGTAATATAGGAGAGTTGATTAAATAAAACGAGCCCCTCTTTCTTTAAGAGAGGCTGTTGTACAGAGGGGGTCTGTACTTATGTAGCCCTATTAATATTAGTTTATATGGGCATTCCATGATGTATATTAATTTGTTCAGTTATGGTTAAAAGGAGATGTTGCTCCTACTTCTTATTTAGTATCAATTTTATTCCAGCTTCACCTGACATTCCAATAACTAGTTTGGTCAATCCATTAGTTTCAGCGGCACCTTTCACATTTAATTCAATAGTATTAATTTCATAACTGGGGAACTTATCAATCAATCCCTGGATTTGTTCCATTGATATAGGTAAAGCAGATAAAGTTGCTCCGCCATTAGATGGTGCAAATGTTTGCTCATTTATTTCTTCTATTTTAGGTACCATTAATATTAAATCATCTTTTTGATTCACGTTTTACTCCTCCATTTCGTTTAATTCTATTTCTGCTAATGCGCTAAATCTATTATCGGTTTCAATTGATATACTTCCATAAACATCTAAATTATTTCCTGTGATATCCTCAATCGATACAATAAGAACATAGTCAATGTCTGAGTCGATTTCTGGTTTTGTGTAGAGTTGTAACCAAATTTGCCAATCACCAGGATTGAAGGCAGACAAAATTTTATTAAAGTGTTGAATATGACTCCATTTATTTCTTCCCAATTTATTAGGGGGATTTTTAGTAGTTTGTTTTCCTTTTGTATTAATTGCATGCAATGATGCATCTACGTATCCTCTTATGTATTCATTTCCCATCCCTTTATCAATTGGAGGAATACTAATACAAGTTACAGATACTTTTACTAGATTTTTCCCTTTTTTGCGATGATCTAAAAAAACTGTTGGCATGTAAAATCTAACTCGCTGTTTACTTAATCTGTTCATGGCTCCTTTTCTAATATAAGTAGCTTTATTACGTGAGGAAGAGTTTGCGCTTTCAAAATCACCTTCTCCATAGCCATAGACTTTTTTAAAAAACGTATCTTCGGAGTTATTGAAATAATGATTATTGTTTGCATGGTGTGTGAGTAAAGCTCTAGCGATTAATGGGTCATTATCCTGAACATTATTAGTTAATACTGCTAAATCTGCAGCTGCTAAAGGTGCCGAAAAACTTGTTCCAAATTCTTGTTCTAAATAACCCTTATTGTTTATAACATAAGCTGCAGAATTTGCAGCTATATACAGACTCCCTTTTTTTCTATATATGTTACCGCCAGGATAAACTAAATCTGGTTTCTTACATCCAGAAAAACCATATCCTATTCTACTAAAAGGAGATATTTCTTTTTTTCTCGAGATGCTTTCTTCATGCTCATCTCTAGTGATTGAGCCGATGGTTAGGCTATAAAATAAAGTGGACCCCATTGTCAAGACACAAATTTTAAATATTTAAGGTGGGGGAGCTATGGAGCTCCTTTAAGGGAAGGGGTATTAACATTTTTTTCATTATTATTCTCATTCATAGGAACTTGGTGGTCAAGGAGGGGCTTCACAACAAAGTTCCTATGGATGAGAGGGGGTATTCTTTTATGAATAATAAACAAACTCTGGTGTCTGGTAATTTAGCGATTGATGTAGTCGCTTTTGGTTATAAAATACAAAATAGTTTCGAATTTCTTGTCTAGCCTCTTTGGGGCTGTTGTATTCTTTGAGATAAATTTCTTCGTATTTGATGGTGCGCCAAAGTCGTTCCGTAATGATGTTGTCTAGAGCACGTCCTTTGCCGTCCATACTAATGTTAACTTCATTCTGTTTTAATAGATTAATATATTTAGGGCTAGTAAAATGACTGCCCTGGTCACTATTTAAAATGACTGGTTTCCCTTGGGAAAGCGCACGTTGGACGGCTTCTATAACGAAATCCATTTCCAATGTTTGATCCAGCTCCCAACTGATCACATAGCGAGAACACCAATCAATAAGGGCAACCAAATAAAGCCAGCTCCGTTTAAGACGCACGTAGGTAATATCTATTCCCCATACGTGGTTGGGATATTGGATGGTTAACCCTCTTAATAGATAAGGATAAATTCTGTGCTGCTGATTCCGTTTACTAAGATTTGGGCCGGGGGATATCCCTGCAATACCCATTTCTCTCATGTGCCGTTGTACAGCCTTTCTGTTAACAATGCGTCCTTCTTGTTTAAGGGTTTCTGAGATGCGTCTGGAACCATAAAAAGGACATTCTGTGTATATCTCATCGATTCTATTTTTGATACGGAGTTCCTCTGGAGAAGGCTCTACAGGCCTATAATATAGACTTGAGCGATTAAGATTCAACAGCTCTGCCTGAGTCTTTATGGAAAGCTCTGAACCATTCCAATCCAGCATGTCTAGACGCTCTGTTCTAGTCTTTGATTCCAGATTTTTTTTTAAGCCACGACAATTGCGTGGTAAGTCTCCCTACTTCTGCGTAGAGATTTTCTATTTGATCTTCGTACTCCTCCTTCATTTGGTCGATTTTCTTATTCTCTCTCTCAAATAGTTGTGGCATGTGTTCAAGTGCAGCTTTCCGCCATTGACGTAACTGATTTACATGTATGCCATGTTCTGAGGAAATCTCAGCAAGACTTCTTTCTTCTTTAAGCATTTCTAGCACGATCTTTGATTTGAATTGTGATGTATAACTTTTTCTTTTACCCATAAATCTACTTTAACATCTCCTTATTTCGTGTCTAGATTTATGGGTCCATTATAAAAAGATTCTCCTGGAGCAGATAATCTACTAGATGAATCATCTAAAATCATCTCTAATTCATCATAAACACTCCAAAGGGAATGATTACCAGTTGGTATTACGAAGTTAACCCCCTCTCTACATAGACAATCTATCTCATAAGCTAGATTACCTACACTCAAATCTCCAATAGAGTTTTTAGCATTAAATGATAAACAGAATGTTGTTGTTGCTAGTTTTATATCGTTTATTGCAGATTTTATTCTCTTTATCAATGTTCCTTCATATAACGGCTCGATACCGTCATGTATAATTGCGTCAATAACTCTAGTTTTAGGTATGAGTTTCTGATCTTTTACTTGTTTATCTAAATCATCCCCAAAAATAGCTCTGCTTGCCACTTTTGTACCATGTTCAGCGCTATAAGAAGTTATACCATCAGCTATCCATCTATCTGCAATACAATCATCTATATTACTTGGTAAATTAACCCCATTATCTAGTATACATACTAGCGGAAGGCTATCAATATCAAATTCTTCAGTAACTGGCAATGTTGAAATATCCATTAAACTTCCTTTGTTATTCTCGCTTACATCGAAAAAAGGAGATGGTTCAGCTTTCAATATTATCTCTTGGTCAGTTAGCTTATCTATGCCACTAGATGGAAGTATAACCCGGATTACAGGTGTATTATCACTTAAGGAATAGATACCATCTTCGCCAATTACACCATTTAGCTCTTCTATTGAATTTAAAAGGTATTCAACCATTTTATTATAAATATTCTTATCCAGTTTAGGTAGAAGGGTAATTTGTACATCTACATTTTTCTCTAATTTTTTGTTTTTAACAAGTTGTTCTGTTTGGATATCAGAATTTTCAATTGTAGAAAATGATTTGAAATGCTGAAAAAAATCTTGAGACTCTCCTTTAGCTTTTATATATTTCTGAAGTTTTGAATTTAGATTATCAAACTCTTTTGTTGAAGTAGAGACGATAGCCTCATTTGATTTTAAAATAGCATTTATTTTTAATTTATTACTGTTGAACATGGTTTCGTGACTACCTCTAGAATCGATTTGTTCATCTTCACTAAGAGATACTTTAAATATCATTAATTCATCTGAAATAGGTGTTTTCTTTTTTTTGTGTTTATCTTTAATTTGATTAAATTGAAGAGATAATTGATTTCCATGCTGAAAATGATCAATATCTAATTTCTTAGGACGAGCTGTAGGTTCATGTTTAACAAATTCAACTTCAGTATCGGGTATCCAAAAATGGTCTCTATTGTTTTTATTACCATCTGACAT